GGATGATAAGAGCATCTTTTAAGTGGATCCTGTAAGCACTAGTACTACTGTACCAAAGGACATTTTTAGGACTGTCGGTCCGGATGTGGGTCTTACCCCCGGGTGGTTTTTATTTGTTTTACATATTTTTATAAATTTTATGTTTTTATAATTTTTATTTGGTTTTTATTATTTTGACACGCATGGAGATTCTAAGGAGTTTCTATGGAGCTATATATGAGGATTTGGAGACAAAGCAGTCAACTTGGGAGAGAGTCAGGGTACCTGAAGACACTGGGACGAAAAGTTGATCTGGAGCTGTAACACGTATGAACCACATACCCATTTGGCTAGTGGATCCCCCAGATTGGTATTCCTGTAACACAGAGGCGGTAGAAGCACCAGTATTGAAAGCGCCAGGACCTGTAGTTGTGTCCTGAATTTTAATACTGACGTGGTACACGCCAGGTAGAGGGAATTTTAGGCCGTTGTTAACTCTGATAACATTAAGATCGCCCAGGATCAGGTAATACCCAGTTCCGTTAGAGAAGATTGCATTCTTGTCAGTGACGCCAGCAATTTGAAGATCTTTAGATGGACAGGTTGCTGGTTGTGGTGTGTTGAGTTCTATGGTGTAGTTCACGAAGATTTCCCCGACAATTGTGGTGGATGCTGTGTTGCTAACCCCTACTAGTAGTTTGCCAGCATCGTAAGTCTTCTTATCGGAAGAGCTGACTGTTCCAACCCTAGTAAACTTCTCGGGGATATTTTTCACCGGTAGGTTTAGAGAGGACCAGACTGCACCTTCAGAAGCACCTGCGTACTGGAATAACTCAACTTTCGAGGTTGGGTTTTCGTCAAGGACATCATAGTCAAAAGCCATGGTTACACGGCCCCGCTCACTAGTAGCGGCAATGTTGACGTATTCATAGGACATTCTGGTGACTTTGTATTTCTCAAAAGATGGGGCAATTGAAGAGAGCCATGGGAATGCTGTTGATAGGCCAGGATTGATTTCGTATGATGTGATGCCGAATGTGGTGTTGCCGGAAATTTCACCAAGGTACTCCCTGTGTTGGATAGTTAACCCCCCATTAACATTTGCGGAGGAACGCATCTGAGCTCGAGTTCCTCTAATTCGACGGTTAATAGCCACTGGAGCTGCTTGAGGCGCACCCAAAGAGTTATTACCGCTATACATCGAGCGAACTGAGTTCATTATTGATTTGCGAGCCCCTTTGGTTTTGCTAAGAAACCAGCGAGTATTAGAAATCGCGTTAGCCGCTTGCTGAAGTGTCGTTGCTCCTGCAACGACTCCTCGCACAGCAACAGGAAGAAAGCTAGCCTGAGGTTGGTACGGGACTATAGCTGTGGTCATGATATGGAAATGTAACAAGTAAAAAATATAATATACAAATATGAATGTTTTTACTCACCCGCGATGACTTATACGTTAGCCATCTACTCTGATTAGGTCAGACATAAACTCACCGCTACTGAAATTTGGATCAGATAGACTTATGTTATTTATGCCCTGAAGGAATGACTCACAACTAGTGCCATAGCGCTCTTCGAAAAAAGCAATAGTCTCCGAAGTGATCTTATGAACACGAGTACAATGAGTGGTATACGGATTTACCAAGTAGGTCTCGACTCCCTTCAAGTCGTACTTTTCTGTGTACTCCTTTACTCCTGGGACGAAGTGACCATCTTGCCATATGCCCTTCATATATCCTCGATACTGTTCTTTAGTCAACTTACGAACACCGAATCCAAGCTTGGGTAACATTCTACCAGGCTTTGGACCCAAAACTAAGCCACTAGATGTGGGCCAGAACAACTTTGAACAAAAATCAATATCACATATCTTACTAGCGATTTTGCATTTCGACTTAAACCCATACTTCAAATATGCATTGATTATATTGTTTTCAGTTAACTGTTCTTTCCTAACCAGTTCCTTCAGCACCTCCATGGATACAATACCATTAATGATACTGTTTCCACAGGATGTGTTAGGATCTCCCGATTTCCTTCCGCCTTTCCTAGCATATTGAATTCCGTGCCTAGTGTATCCAAGAGTGTGCATTTGGGCCTCCAATACTTTCATTGGTTCGCCTTTAATGCCACATTGACGATAAGCTTTGAGCTCGAATTCTATAGCTTCTGGACCTATGGTCGTATCAAAGCGTGAGAAATCATTGGTAATGAATCTGTTCTGTCCCTTCACCCGGACAATAGCCACCATGTCATCACCTAACACAGCAACCCAGATACCATCAGGGAATCCGTTATCCAAAACTTTCTCCATCCAGGATCCAATTTCCTCGTTACTATATCCACTGGCATATAATATACAGTGGTTTTTCTTCACGGGCAATTCTAAATTCCATTGTGTACTCAAAAATTTTGAAAACCTTTTCATCTCAGGTCCCAGGACAACATTGGCCCGATGGCTGACGGCTTGTATAAGCCGAAAGTCAAACGGTTCAATACCTTCTAGCATCATTTTCATATACTTCTCCACTTTCAGGAATGACTTGCGGGTAAAGTCTTCTCTACTAATTGGATTTTCTTTGAGGTCCGCTAGGGCTTTTATGTGTTGATCTCTGCGCGCCTTCGGAAAAGTACGGTTCCAACATTTAAATGTTACTTTCTCTGTTGAGCGATACTTCTTCACATCTAAATATTCCTTGATCCTGATCCTATCAAAAATGCCTGCTTCGACTGCAGGAGTCTTATTAAGACAGCGATTTCTCACTGCTGTTTCTTCGTTTTGAACATTTTGAGTAGGAACGATAGGCATGTACTCGCTAAAAACCGGACCTTGTACGTGTAGTTTAGCCTCTCTGCTAACAACTTCATCATAGTCTGGAACTGTAATTTTAGCATCTTCACACATTTCCTTGTGGAGATTTTCTACTGTGGTACTTGGTAATGGGGCGGACGTAGCATTAGACACTACGACTGTGCTCTGACGATCATCTATATAAGAACGCGTAGCAAATGAAGTTTTTGCTGGCGACTTAAACCATTCTTCACTATAAGACTCATCTGGTTTTGGAAAACACCAACGGAACAGGCCACAAAACCAAGGTGTTGTGTCATTAAAATCCCTTAGTGCTTCGTGATGTTCCATGAGCTTTTTGTGTTTGGTTAGAGTCTTGTAAGAGTACATCTCAACCTCCATGTCTTCGAGAAAAGCCATCTCGGCGACTTTTATTATTATAATGGACAACGAAGTGCCTAATTGCTCCGCATACCATTCCTTAGCCTTCTTACGTATTTTGTCGACTAAGGTTGCAAAGTGATCAGAGTTCCGTGTTTTACAAGCAACTTGCGCTCTTGCATATGTAATCAGTCTAATTGGTATTACAACGGAACTTTGGTCTTTTGCAACACTCCACAGGATGGGGCCATAACCCCTAATTTTAAGTGCTTCAACCCCTGCCCTCTTGTAGGAACGATTAGGGAGGTTGGATATTTCAACATCCCCACGTGGTAAGTGGAAATAATCTACTAAGTTTTCAACCACCGTTCTTCGCCTATACAGCTGGGATTTAATGAACGTAAAAATATATGAGTCACCGTATCTCTTACTAGTCCAAGACACACTCCTACCGTCAGGTGCAGAATAGTGATTTCCATTTAACCACAATAATGCACTGTGTCGATAGGGTGTGTGATTGCCTCGGACTGTCATAGAGACAGTCTTGTCACTCATTAGGGTATATCGTGACTCGCCCTCATGGAACTGACCTACTAAATCATCAAACTTGTGTACCACAGCTGTTAGTGTGACATCACCTTCGTAGCGATAAAGCATTTCTACCACGTCCATCTTCGAAAGATAATACAGAGAGTGTATTGACATGAGATGATCGTATTGCACGCATGTACATTCTTGTACAGTATGTGTACACCATCTTTTCAAATGTCTATATCTTCTCACTCTATGTTCATCTTCTGGAGACAATATTGGACAAGTTGACCATACCTGTGGACGGCCTTTGTGCCTTGCTGGGTTTCCACCAACATCAAGAATGCGAACATTCTCTCCATAGTAACGTACTAATTGGCGGTAAACGAGCCTTTCAGTTACTATCCTTTCAACAGCACTCAACGGGTGATCGTGAGGGCTAGTTGAGCTGTACTCCGAGAATTTTATCCCTGGGTACTTTTTCGCTAATACATCTGTTAACTCAGGTGTAAGAGGAAAATTTACCTTTATGTCATTGGTTACTTGGTTCACCATCT